ATGTACGCGATGTTATGGGAGCTATTTAATGATGATGAGTGATTTTGAATACGACGAAAACATCCAACTGATTGTCGGTCGCACGTTGGAAAGTGTGACAAATGAAGCCGACGAATCTGTCGTGTTTGTGTGTACGGATGGCTCAGCGTTTGAGGCATATCACATGCAGGATTGCTGTGAGTGGGTTTCGGTACACGACATCGCCGGTGATCTGAATGACTTGGTCGGAAAGACGATCACGTCAGCATCAGCATGGTCATCATGTATATGGCCATCAGATGTGACGATCACGTCAGCATCAGCATGGTCATCATATACGTGGACGACGCACGTATTCCGAGCCGATGACGGCACGGTTGTGCAGGTACGATGGCTCGGTGTATCGAACGGTTATTATTCCGAGTTAGTTTATTTTGGCCGAACCCAAAAACCAATAAGGATTGATCCACATGAGTGATTTCGAAGATGCTATCCGGCGATTTATCGGCACGCCACCAGAGGGCTACGAGTGGCAGCTATGGTGTCCGCCACAGTATGGCGGCTCTGCATATGTCTCATCGGGTGACCGAACGTGTATGTTCAAGGCGGTGCCACTATGGGTGCCACCCGCTGGACTCAAGAAGGGCTGGGTGACCAACGACAGGATCGGAGCCTACTGGTGGTCACGTCGGCCAGACTATGACGGCGAGGAACACATATGGGATCACGGCACGAATGCCGGGGTCAGGGTATGGACGGGTCTGCTGATCTGCGAGCCGCCAATCACCGGCAGTAAAGCAATTTGGGAAATCAAATAAACTACAGCACATCCGGCACAATCCACGTTGTCTCGTTGACGATCACGATTTGGCTTTTGTCAGTCTCGCCGGGTGTGTTTTTTTCCACGGACGGGGGAAACGGTAGCGGTACCAGCCGCTGCCGTCCCCGTCACTCATTTTTGAAGGGAATCAAATGTTAGTTTTATCACGTAAAAAATCAGAGCTTATCCGCATCGGTGACGACATCACGGTCATGATTATCAGGTGCGGAACTACTGTTGTGAGTGTCGGAATTGATGCCCCGAGAGGGGTCAAAATACTACGCGGTGAACTGGCTACTGAGGGAGCAGATAGCGGTCACAGGAACGAGCATGACGCTCAGAACGGGTCTGACGCCACGTAGTATTTTTGCAGTGACGCCGAGCTGATCGGGTTGGCGCTTAATCGGTTTCGGCCGTCACTGCTTTTATTTTTAAGGGGCCACCCAATGGCACGAAAACCTAAAACAAATCGCGTGCCGAAAACACGAGCGTGCGGTCAGTGGACTGAGGCTGCATTCTGGGGATTTATGCGATCGAATCTGCGTCGCGCGTACATGAAATGGCCACCGGGCCGGCAGTTATTTCTTCAAAACCGGCGAGCATACACAGGACTTTGCAAGCGGACAAAATGGGAGCACCAGTGCGTGGGCTGCAAATTATGGTACACGCGAAAACAGGTGCAGGCTGATCACATCGTGCCGTGCGGCAGGCTGAAATCATGGGATGACCTGCCGGTTTTCACGCGACGATTATTTTGCGAGATGGACGGGCTGCAGATACTCTGCAGCGAAAAATGTCACAAGACTAAGACAGCGAAAGGGATGAATGATGCAGCAGGAACGATCTAACGGATCGCCGAGAGCGAGCAGAATGCTTGAAGCGGGCCGTGAAGCGGTGCTGCGTGCAATGCAGGGCCAGCCACCTATGAAGGCTGCTCAGATCCGACAATTGGCGGTGACGGTGAATCAGTGTGCCGTAATGTCGCCGATGAATCGAACGATGTTTGAGCGAGTGGCTCGAAGCACTCCTGAGATCGTGAGGATGGCGGGTAACGTGTATGTGCTGCGGGGTCAGGAGCCGGAGCGGCCAGCGAGTGACGGCAAATATAAATGGTGGGAGCATTTCAATCGGCTGAATGAGGCGGCATCGAAACACGACAGATCGGGGACATGATCAATGACTACTGCATACCTGTTCGGGCCAACGCTGGGCGAGACACCCGGCGAATACATGATGCGGATTACTGACAGACTGGATGACTGGGTTTGCAGTCGTCACAACCGGAACTATGGCAAGGAGGGTGGCACTGATCAGTGGCAGGCAGATCGCATGAAGTACATACATGCAGAGCGTGAGTTAATAGAGACAATGGATGCACTGGGACTGACAGCGTGTCAGTCAGGTATTTGTTTGGGTCAATTTAAAGAGAGTTACAAATGTCGTTGATTGCGAAAAATAAAGGCGGAGGAAGTTTTGCTCTGGTACCAGAGGATCAACACGTTGCGAGGTGCGTGAGGATTATAGACATCGGCACGCAGGATGGCACCTATGGACCGAAGCACCAGTGCATCATCGCGTGGGAGTTGCCAGAATGTCAGCAGGTATTTGACGCAGATCGCGGACCTGAGCCATCGATGATGAGTTCGTTTTACACGCTGTCGCTCAATGAAAAAAGCAACCTGCGGCGAGTGCTTGAGCAGTGGCGAGCGAAGGCTTTCACCGATCAGGAGTTGGAAGGTTTTGACGTGTCGTCAGTGATCAGCGTACCGTGCCTAATCCAAGTGCTTCACAAACTGAACGCGGCCAAAGAACCTCGCGCGATAATAAACAGCATCAACCGGCTACCGAAGGGGATGACATGCCCGCCGCAGATACTAGACTCACTTGTGTTTACCTTAGAGGACGGCACCTGGGAACAGTTTGAATTGATACCGGAGTGGCAGCGGGAGTTGATTAAAAAGTGCCCAGAATATCCGGGGTTCGTCTCGCGAATCAATGGTGGCCCAAACTCACAATCTGCTGATGAACATTTCCAGCAGATTGACGACGCTGGCAGTGATGATGAGGTTCCGTTTTGAATTGTTCCGGCTGCAAGCATTACGTTATCCGCATGGAGTCTTGCAACGCATTGACCGGCGTCGTGCATTGCAAGCGATGCGACCTAACGTGGGAGCTAAATGACCACATCGGCTGCAACAGATGCACGGAGTGGAAATCGCTAGTCGACGTGTCGGAATGTCCCGAGGCGGTGCCATCCACTCACTGCCCTGGCCGAGTGGCCATCGTGGAGCCACCGAATCAGGGGCGGCTATTTTAACACAGATCGTGAGTAGCTTGATATCATTTTTGAGTGTTGCTATAGTTCAAATCTACTGCCGATGAATACGAGACATCAGCAGTCTACAATTAGACCTACGCGGAATAATTCCGCGTTTTTCCGCCGCCATCGGTCAGCTCGTATCTGATCGATGGCGGCGTTTTTTTATGGGAGCGGTGAGCGTGAGCTATGAAGCATTCCTCGGAAATAAAACGAGGGCCGATGAGCAGAACGGGTTTGAGCCGATTTGGATTCCTGACGAGATGTTCGACTTTCAAAAGACGCTAACAACGTGGGCGATCCGAGCAGGACGAGCGGCACTATTAGAAGACTGCGGGCTGGGCAAATCATTTCAGGAATTGGTGTTTGCAGAGAACGTTGTCAGGCACACAAACAAGCCAGTACTACTGGCTACTCCACTGGCTGTCGGTGCTCAGATGTGTGAGGAGGGCGATCGTTTTGGTATCGACACAGAGCGATCACGGAACGGCAATACGTCTGGGATAGCCCGCGTCGTAGTAACCAACTATGAGCAGCTTCATAAATTTGATCCTGCAAACTTCGGCGGGTTTGTTGGTGATGAATCAAGCTGCATCAAAAACTCAAAGAGCCAAACGAAAGCGGCTGTCGGAGAGTTTTGTCGGCTGATTAAATATCGACTACTCGCGACAGCAACAGCAGCACCTAATGATTATCACGAGCTGGGAACATCATCAGACGTGCTGGGGTATCTCGGATATCAAGACATGTTGACGAAGTTTTTTAAACAGGATGACGCGGCAAAAGGTGCTCACGGATGGGGGCGAGCCAAGTACCGATTTCGCGGTCACGCTCAGGACCATTTTTGGAAGTGGGTTTGCTCGTGGGCTCGATCTATCCGCAAGCCATCAGACATCGGCGGTGATGATACCCGTTACGAATTGCCCGAGTTGATTCAGTCGGATCACATTGTAAAGACATCGAAGACGCGAGACGGAATGCTGTTCTCAATGCCTGCGATGAATCTACACGAGCAACGCGAAGAGCGCCGCAACAGCCTCGATGAACGGTGTGAGAAGGCGACGGAATTAGCCATAACTCACGACGGTCCATCGGTGTTGTGGTGCGAGCTAAACGACGAAGGCAATCGACTGGTGACGGAAATACCGGACGCAGTTCAGTTGAGCGGGTCGACATCTGAAGAACGCAAAGAGGAAATACTTGTTGCGTTCACTCGGGGGGAAATTAAGCGACTAGTCACGAAGCCGAAGCTGGGTTGCTGGGGTCTCAACTGGCAACACTGTCATAACACGATCATGTTTCCGAGTCATTCGTTTGAGCAAACGTATCAGGCTATTAGACGGTTCTGGCGATTTGGCCAGACAAAAAACGTCAACGTGCATTTTGTGGTCAATGAGGGAGAAGTTGGCGTATTAAAAAATCTAGAACGTAAGTCAAAACAGGCGGAAGAAATGTTTGAGTCGCTTGTTGGATTTATGAATGAGGCGATCAGCGTTGGTCGCAACGATGTTTTTGAAACTCCTGGGGAGGTGCCGAAATGGCTATGAAAGCAAAACCGATTGTCCCGAGTAACCTGATGATTCCTATCGGTGCCGAATGGACACATCAGCTCAAAAAGTGTGCGGACTCATGGTCCGACAGCGAAGTAGGAATAATGAGGTCTCAGTTACCTACACAGTATCACGCCGTACCGTTGGATCAGTTGCGGAAAATGTGGATCAACATCCGTAAGAAAGGAACGGAGGGTTATCGGGTGGCCGGTAAAGGACCGTCTAAGGGATCACGCACAAACAAGCCGAGGAAAAATCCGCCCGAGTGGTATGTGGAATATCTGAAGTCTGACCACTTCTGCGAATTGAGAGAAAGAATACTCGCCAGATGGGATCACAGATGCTCTGTCTGCTACGAGCATCAAGTCGACACGACTATGGACATTCACCACAGAACGTACGATAGACTTCATCAGGAAAAAACAACAGACGTAATACTGCTGTGCCGTCGTTGTCATGATTTGTTTCATGACAACACACCGAAAGAATCACCAGAGAAAGGACTGTTTTAACAGGGCTGTAAAGCATCAAACAATCACTAACGACTACGCACTATATAACGGCGACAGTGCTGAGGTGTTACAATCATTGCCGGATAAATCGATTCACCTGTCAATCTACTCGCCGCCGTTTGCGACGATCGGAGGTGGCTGTCTTTACAACTACAGCAGCAGTGACCGCGACCTGTCGAACGCTCGAAGCTACGACGAGTTTTTCGAGCACTACGAATTCATAGTCAAGGAGATTCACAGGTTGACATTGCCGGGCCGGATCAGTGCGGTCCACTGCACGGACATACCAATGAAAGGTGCGAGTATAAGCGGGTACTCAGATTTCCCCGGCGACATTATTCGAATGCATCAGGCAAACGGATTTGAAATGCTGCCGAGGATATGTATCTGGAAAGAACCGCTGGCTGTGCGAACTCGGACGATGGCTAAGGCTTTGACTCATCGACAGATCACTGAGGACAGTTGCCAGAACAATGTTGCGTGCGGCGACTACCTGATTCCTTTTCGGAAGACAGGTGACAATCCGATACCAGTAACACACCCGAATGGATTACTCGACTACGCCGGAAGTCGGCAGATGCCTGCTGAACTGAAATCGCTGAGAGGATTTGAAGGTAACCAGATTAAGAATCGATACAGTCATTGGATCTGGCGACAGTACGCTTCGTGTTTTTGGGACGACATCAGGCTTGGGCGTACACTGCCATATAAGGAGGGTCGAGACAAAGATGATGAGCGGCACATGCACCCGTTACAACTGGACGTGATTGATCGAGCGACAACGCTATGGTCAAACCGTGGCGAGAACGTATTGACGCCGTTTATGGGCGTCGGATCCGAGGTTTATGGGGCAGTCATCAATGGCCGTCGAGGCGTGGGCATCGAACTAAAAACGAGCTATTACAATCAGGCGTGCAAAAACGTGCCAGAGGCGTTGGCGAAACAGGAGCAGCCTGAACCGACATTGTTTGACATGGACGAGGAGGAGGAAGTCGAGTGAGTGAATCATGGATAACGCAGATCGAATTTGACACGCGTAAATCAGATCAGCTTCGAGCATTATTGGCGTGGAAAACTGAGCGGCAGGCCGAACGTCTGCCGCTGCCTGCCGGTGACGTGCCAGTGTCTGCCGGTGATCTGCCACTCATTGCCAGTGGTCTGAATGGTTATTAACATAGACATGACCAAAACTAGCGGTAGACTTTAATCAACGGGGCCGGGTGACAGCGGCACCGAAAGAAAATCATCAGGGCTTGCCCTGGTCCTCACCGTTGCAATTGGCCTGTCACCCGATTGCAACGGTTTTTTCTTAGGCAGATGAGATGTACACGATACACAAGTGGTCTGAGACGTTCGAAAACTCTGACACCCGTAAGCGACAGCGGCTCGGCTGGGTGTTGTTTCCGTCTGGGTGCGATTCCATTGGATACATCGATTTAATGGAATACGGATCTGCCGGCGTGGCCGCATTCGGGACATTTGCCAGCATCTGCCAGTGGTCTGCCACTTCCTGCCGGGATGTACGGGGGCGTCTCGCGAGGTCAGACGGGTCCGAAATGACGCACAAACAAATTGCCGCTGTAATTCGCCAGCCAATCGCTGTTGTTGATCGATCAATCGAGATACTGGTGGCAATCGGTTGGTTGAGTGTCGAAAACGCTGAACTTATTGACGATCTGCCAGTGTCTGCCGACGATCTGCCAGTGCTTGCCAGTGATCTGCCAGTGTCTGCCGGTTCCATCCCGAAAATTCCGCGATTGTTAAAGGAGAAGGAGAAGGAGAAGGAGAAGGAGAAGGAGAAGGAGAAGGAGAAGGAAAGCTTCGCTTTGTTTTGGGCAGCCTATCCAGAGAAAAAAGCTAAGGCTGACGCGTTCAAGGCTTGGGGTGTTGCAATCAAGAAAGAGACAGCTGCCATGATTACGGCAGCTGTCGGTGAGTACATTAAATATAAGCCGCCATTGATTAACTACAAACATCCAGCGACATGGCTGAATAAAGAATGCTGGACCGATGAATACTACAAGACTGTTTCTGCGACCAATGAAGCGGGCCACCCTATCGACGACTGGGATGAGGTGCAGCAAATCGTTCACGATGTCTACCACCCGGATCTTAAAAATTGGGCACAGGTTGAGCTGCTGCTGACGCCGCAGCAATACGCGGCCGTTGCGATCGCTGGATTCCTGAGCGTCTGCGACTGCAACCAGTGGGATAAAAAAACACCGGCAGCGTATCGAAAGGCACGGGCGGCAAACGGATGTTAGATAAATTACCGCCGCAGAACCTAGATGCTGAGCGTAGTGTGTTGGGTTCGCTGATTTTGCAAAACGATGCAATTGACGAGATCAGCCTGACATCTGACGAGTTCTATAGCCTGGCTAATCAGCTTGTGTTCGGTGTTTTTCGGATTTTGCGTGCTGCTGGTCGGCCAGCAGACTCAGTGACTGTGGTGGAGGAGCTAATCCGTCGCGGCGAGCTCGCAGACGTAGGCGGCGTCGAATATGTCATGGAGCTAATGGAGGCGGTGCCACATGCCGCACACGTAAGGCATTACGCCGGGATCGTCCGAGCTAAATCGCAGCAGCGGAAATTGATCTATGCGTGCACGGAATCGATCGCGGCGGCCTACCGGGGCGAATCTGACGAAGTCATCGCTGAATTAGAATCTTCACTGCTGGCGATACGTGAGGCGGCCACCAGTGGTGAAATCATAACGATGAGCGACGCAGTGGATGCGTTAGAACTGCGGGAACAGAATCCGTCGTCCGTGCATTCCACGGGGCTAATCGATGTTGATAATCATATACGCGGCGGGTTACGAGCTGGCCAGTTAACGATCGTCGGCGGTCGGCCGGGCAGCGGTAAGAGTGTGTTCGCTGGCCAGATTGCTAAGTCATTTGCCGATCGCGGTGAGCCTGCGTTGGTCGTGTCGCTCGAAATGGACAGAGCAGAGCTTGCCGAGAGATACGATAAATCAGTCGACCGGCGGACGCTGCGAGGTCTGCCGATTTACATGGTCGACTCAGCGTACGAGGTGAGCCGCATCTGTAGTTTGATCCGGCTGGCAAAACGAAAACATGGGATCCAGCTAGCGGTGCTGGATTACCTTCAACTGACCGAATCGGACGACAAAAAGGCCAGCCGGGAGCGGCAGGTGGCAGACGTGTCGCGAGCGATGAAACGCCTTGCTGGCGAACTAAAAATACCGATCGTGGCCGCCTGTCAATTAAATCGATCGGGCGAAAAAGAAAATCGCGGGCCGAGACTATCTGATCTACGAGAGTCTGGCAGCATAGAGCAGGACGCTGACATCGTGATCATGCTCCATCATGAGGGCGTGCAGTCGCAGGCGGTGATCGCAAAACAGCGGAACGGGTCGACCGGCGTCGTGCCGCTGACGTTTCGCGGCGAGCTATTTCGATTTGAGAATTACGCGGCTGATGTGCCGTTTTTTGGTAGTGAAGAATAAGGGGTTTTGTTTATTTCCGCAAATCTCCCTGAAAGTGTGTGGCTAGTTGTTTATGTGTGTCGATACGTGGTGTAGACTTCACCCATCAGAGACGAAAACAATCAATCAAGGAAACGAAACAATGACAACAATCAACTGGACATCTGGGGCAGGCAATAAAATCGAGATCAGCTTTGCAGCAATGTACGAGCTAGACCTGAACGGCAGACGCAAGGCATTTGGCCGCAAAGTCGTTGTCGTGATGGCAACAGTTGACGGCTCAATTATCCAGCACATGGGACTACAACACTGCGATCACGCGGTGGCTGTCGCTAAGATTGGCATAATTGGGTTGGTCGCTGCAAACCGCGACTTATACGTGGCCGCAGAGGCTGCTGTAGAGGCGACGATTGCAGGCCATAACGCAGCATACGACGCACACTCTGACAGCCTGGACCAAGTCGACGCAGACTGCGACAGCTTGACACGACGCATGGCACACGGGGAGTCAAAGTGATGGCGACCGAACGACGTAACATCACGCAGCCCGCCGACTGGTGGGCCGCGTTCCAATCACAGGCCGAATCGGACGGCATGACGCTGTCGGAGTGGGCGGGCGAGTGCATGCGGGCAAAACTGCATGCCATCATTGATGACGGACTCAGCAAACGGCCTGCGGCACATCGCCCGAAGAAATTGAAAGAGTGACCAAATGACTGAAGATTCTGAAATGCACTGGCAGCGAGTTAAGTGGTGCGCTGATGGTGGGTATCTTGGAGGGTTTGACAAATGCCCATACGAATACCTGACGGCATCTATCACAGGGGTCTCTGGCTACGTTTTCACGGTCCATAAATCTGATCACTGGCTGCGTGGGTTCTGCGAGGGATTAATGATCCAGTCGGGGCGGGCGTGATGAGCACATTGACGTTTCGCGGCAATCAGGTTACCATGTCTCTGCCAACCTGATCAGCAGCCCGCAAGGGCCAGCCGCGTGCAATGTGCTACGTGGTGCCGAGACCGATTGTTTAAATCTTGTTTCAGGAGTTGGCTATGCCGAATTTCATCAAAGAGTTCCTTACCAGCAAAAAGGCCATCGCGGCCGTTGTTGGTTTCATTGTCGCCGCCGTCGGACGCTACGGGCTGGATCTCGACCCCGAGGCGGTCACTCAGATTCTGGCACCGATTCTGGCCTACATTATCGGCCAGGGATTTGCAGACATCGGAAAAACAACGCGATGAAAACGTCTGATTGCATATTCGCTGCGGCCATCATGCTACTCGCATCATGTGGACTATTTGTGTCGACGCAGGATCTGACGCACGTCAGTTTGACTGTGCCTGCTAGGCTCCGCATCTATGCACGGGTCATTGCTCTGCCGGGACGTATGATCGCTGACGAATACGCACCGCTGCCGGTTGTTACGCCGTATGGCACTGAGAGGAGTAAGGAATGAGCATCGACGAAAATACAAAACTAATCCTCATGCGTGTCGTCATTGCAGCGGCCGGTGTGCTGTTTTTTTTCGGGTTCGGTGGCGGCAATTACGCGCTCGCAAAGTGGCGTAAATGGCGAGTTGTGCCACATAGCAAAATCGGATGGACACACGCGGAGCTAACAGTTCACATGGGGGTGATGCTGCAATCTTACAAGGACATGGAGGCAACGTGTGAGGGTCAACGTGCAGAGATTGAGCGGCTACGATCTGCGTTGGATGCGCTGGTAAAATCCGTGACGATCTTAAATGTACAGGGGCCAGCCAATGAATAAAATACTGATCGCTGCAGGGGGCATGCTGTTATTTGCCGGCTGGTTGGCACTGTCGCCAACTGACGCCACACCAGTGGCTCCGCCTGTCGTAATCGATGAGGCGTTTGCGCTCGGCCGATATGCTCTGATCGTCTATGAGGCCGACGACAAAGCGGCATATCCTGCGAGCCAATCACTGATTTTAGACTCCGCAGAATTTAAGCAATACCTGAACACCACAGCCACTGACGGCTGGAGGATGCTGGACCAAAACGCCAGCACGGAATTCATGCCGCTCGTGTTTCAAAAGTGGCTGGCACGTCCTCGGGACTCATTGCCGTGGCTGATGGTATCCAACGGCACGTCAGGGACTGAGGGCGAGTTGCCGCTGACAATTGCCGACGCGAAAAAAGTGATCGGGGAGTTGCTGCAATGAGCAATAACGAATACACAGTGCCGCGAGGAATGTCGCGTGGATGCGTACCGCGAGACATCAGGAAAGCCCCGCTGGGGTCGTCCATCCCGATGTTTGATCGGTTGACGATTCCGAAATCAGAATGGTCCGATAGGTTGCGCGAAAAGCGACTTGCGAAGGCCATGCTATCTGACGTGCGGGATATCATGGGGCCAGCCGGCGGAGTGATCCCGGCGCTAAATCAGGGACGCGATCCGTGGTGCTGGGCATTCAGCCCGGTGACTGCTGCGACATTAGCCAGAGCAAATGCCGGCATACCATACGAGCATCTGAGCGGTACTGCGGTTGGCAATAAAGTTGCAGATTTCCGTGTTCGCGGCGGCTGGTCAGAGGAGTCGATGGCGCACATGAAAACACTCGGTGCACCGTCAACAGCATTTTGGCCGGAGGGCGATAATGCTCGCCATTTTGACAATCCAGACACATGGTCGTCCGCTCGCGAATCAATCATGGTTGAGTGGTATGATATTGATCCGAGAGATACGGCGGCAATCAATACTTGCCTGTTACTCAACATACCTATGGCTGTTGATGTGCCAGCGTGGGCACATAGTATTTGCTTAATTGACGCCGTGGATGGCTTCGTCGAATACGATCACCTAAACTCGTGGGGAAACAAGTGGAACGGAAATGGCATCGGCCGATTGCGAGGTAAGTTTACAAAATTCGATAGCGTGATTGCGTGCGTCGTATCGACGGGAGCATGAGCCGATGAAGCGACTAACACTCTTACTACTGGCCATTGGATGCGCTCAACAACCAGCAGCAGAACAACCACAACCACAGCCACAGATTGAGTGGCAGCGTATCGAGGTTGCTCCAAAAACG